CGTCTTTGAAACCGGTTCTTACCTGTTCCAGATCACGGACAGCAAGGTCCAGGAGACCAAGAAGAAAGATGGGAACATGCTGGTGTTCACTGCAACCTGCATGGAGGAAGGGCAGGCAGGTAAGCGGTTGATGATCCGGCTCAACGTTCAGAACCCTAGCGCCGAAGCGGTGGACATTGCCATGCGCGAGCTTTCGGCCATCTCCCATGTTTGCGGCGTCCTGAGCTGGTCGGACACTCAACAGCTCCATGGTCGGCCTTTCCGCATCCGGCTGGAAAAGACGAGCTACAAGGACTACAAGGGCGAGGACAAACCCACCAACAATGTCCTTGGCTACCTCGACGCCAACGGGCACGCACCGGGTTCAGATGGTGGGGTTGCTCAGCAGGCCGGCCCGCCCGCTGCACCACCGCAACAGCCCGCTGCACCACAGCCCCCCGCTGCACCAGCACCAGCACCAGCACCACAGCCGCCTGCTATGCCCGGTGCGGCACCACAGCAGCCAGCTACGGCGCCGGCACAGCCCCCCGCTGCAGCCGAGCAGCCTGAAAAGGCTCCTTGGGAGTAACCACGTGACTTGTCTTGGGCGGCCTTTGTTGCCGCCCAATTCAACCGCTTGAAATCACCGACCGCTTCAAGCTACTGACCATCAATGCAGCCGCGCGCCGAGGAAGTCGCCGAGCTTAGGAGGCTGGCGGAGCACCCAAAGGAGCTATGACATGCCAAGCAAAGAGTTCAAGCAAGCCCTCGACAAAGCAAGCGCTGAGGTTCTTTCTGGTGAGGAGCGGCGGGGACACTTGGGTCCGTCGTCGGCCAGCGAGCGATGCGCCCGCAAAGTGTGGTATGGGTTCCGTTGGGCCTACAGCGAGCAGCACACCGGGCGCATGCTGCGCCTGTTCAACCGTGGGCATGAAGAAGAGCACCGTGTTGTAAGGTGGCTACGTGCTACAGGCGCTGAGGTGCGGGACTACCGGCAGCGTCTTATGTGGAACCCTGACGCAGACAGCTATCTGCGAGTCGAATGGGATGCAGCCTTGGACGGCCCTATAGTCGGTATGCACCTCGACGTCAGCCGCGATCCTATGCACATTAAACGCGCCGAGGGAAGAGGTTTTGGACCTAGGCAGTGGGGGTTCAAAGACGATGGAGGGCACTATGCGGGCTCGTCGGATGGCATGGTCAGTGGGCTTGACCAGTGGTTCCCACAGGCCGTAGGCTGGGGCTTGCTTGAAATAAAGACGCACAGTGAAAAGTCGTTCAAAGAGATAGTACAGAAAGGCGTGCTGACCTCAAAGCCGACCCACTATAACCAGTGCCAGCAATACATGCGGCGACTCGAGCTCCCTTGGTGTGTCTATATCGCCGTCAATAAGAATAATGATGATATTTACCCCGAGCTTGTGCAAGCTAAGCCCGAGGTCGGAAGCTTTTACGAAGAGCGAGCGATAAAGATAATCGAAGCGCGTACACCGCCGCCACGTATAACGGAAGACCCTAGCTGGTTCGAATGCCGTTTCTGCGTGTTCCGTGAAATATGCCATTATGCCGAAACGCCCCAAAAGAATTGCCGCTCTTGTGTTTTTGCCTCGGCCGGAAATGAGGGTTCGTGGTATTGCAATAAATATCGACGCGGTATACCAAGCGGGTTCATACCGAAAGGCTGCGAGCACTGGGAGCCCATTAAATGAAGCGTCCGCGAGATTACCAGGAGGACGCACACTGGGCGACTTGGAGTTACCTCCACGACCGCGCCAACCACACAGGCGGCAAAGCAACCGGGGGCCAAGGCCCAAAGGCACCGCTGGTTGTTGAAGCTACGGGGCTTGGAAAATCGCTTAATATTGCGATGCTGATTTACCACTTGAAAAGCAAATATCCCAGCGTGCGTATCATGCAGCTCTGCCATGTCAAAGAGCTGGTGCAAGGGAATTACATGGAGCTGCTTTCGCTTTGGCCGTCGGCCCCCGCTGGTGTGTACGCAGCCGGGCTGAAGCAAAAAGACACCAAGGCGACGATCACTTATGCTATGATTAACAGTGTTGCCAAGCGTGCGGCCACATTCGGGCATGTTGACTTTGTTTTTATAGACGAAGCGCACAGGCTGACTGACAACGACGCGACGCTTTATGGTGCTTTTCTTAAGGCAGTAAGGGAACGTAATCCTAATATGATCACCGTCGGGTACACCGCCACCGACTACCGGATGAAAGGCGGTAGATTGACTGACATGGCAATGTTTGATGACGTGGTGTACAACATAGGCGCAGGCGAGACTTTCTTGTGGGCGGTTGATGAGGGCTATCTTATAATGCCTGTTCCGGTCGACCCCGGCTTTAAAGTGGACGAAAGCAGCATTTCGCTCTCGGGTGGTGACTACAAGGAAAGCGAGGCAAGCGCAGCTTTGCGGGAGCAGGACATCATTGAGCGTGCTGTCGACTACAGTATTGAAATCGCCCGCGATCAGGGGCGTAAGTGCAACCTCGCTTTTGCGCAATCAATTGAAGACGCAGAGCTCATCGCTGACATGTATTCTTACAAAGGGTGGCCGACTGAAGCCGTGCACAGCAAACGGTCAGACAGGGACGAGGTGTTGCGGGATTACAGAGCGGGGAAGTTGTGGGGCGTGGCAAACAAAGACATCTTGACGACTGGTTTTAACAATCCCTTAATCGACATGATGACAGTGCTGCGCCTTACTCGTTCGCCGGGATTGTGGGTTCAAATGGTAGGCCGCACGACTAGGCCCGTCTTTTTGCCCGGCTATGATATCACGACCAAGGAAGGGCGCATCAACAGCATTCTTGCCAGCCACAAGCAAAACGCCATTGTTCTTGATTTTGTAGGGAACACGGAAAGGCTGGGGCCTATCAACTACCCGCGTATTCCGGGCCGACGAGGCGGTAAAGGGGGCGGGGATGCACCTGTTAGAACGTGCCCTGATTGTGATCCGCCCACTTATCACCATGTCAGCACCAGCGCTTGCCCTTTTTGTGGATACGAGTGGCCGGTCAGCTCGGCTGTCAGCGATAGAGCGAGCAGCGCTGAGCTAGTCTCGGTCAACAACCCCCTTGGGCTCCCCGCCCCCAAGAAAGAACCAAAAGCGTTCGAGGTCTACAGTGTGCACCAGCTTGTAGCAGCGCGACATGCTGGCAAGAATGGCAAGCCCGATACTATGCGCGTTGACTACCGTTGTGGTTTCAGGCGATTCAGCGTTTGGATCTGCATGGAGCACGAAATTCATTCATTCCCGCGTGACAAGGCAGAGCTGTGGTGGGACCAGCATGACGGGCTCATGCCCGTGCCCGCCAATATAGATGAGGCGCTGGAGCGCATAGAGGAGTTGTCGCTGCCACGTTTCATAAAAGTCTGGGTAAACACCAAGTACCCCGAGATAGAAGCGTACGATTTTAAAGGTTCGCGATTCGAGGGTTTGAAAGACCTTAACGCTGAGCCAGAGATATTCGAGCCTGAGGCCGATCCCATGGCAAAAGATGCAGCGGAGCAGCTAGCGGCAGACCAAAAGATTGCTAGTGCTTTTAAAGACACTGGTTACTACGGTGATGACGAGATTCCTTTCTAGCCAAGAGTTCTTTTGTTGATTTTTTGTTGTATATGTCACGCGTCGTAGATAACTGTAGTTATACAAGCCAACCCTGAAAGGACCACCAACATGGAAGACGAAGCACTGGCGCAAGCCGTAGAAAATGTTACAGCGGCCGAGGCCAACGTCGGCGCAGTCGAGCAGACCATCGCCGATGACAAGCAGAAGGTCAAGGACCTGTCGGCCGAGAAGAAAACGGCCAAGACCAACCACGACGCCGCCAAGAAGTACCTCAACGGCCTGACAGCCGACGCCGAGCCCGCAACGGTCGAGGAAGCCGAAGGGGCTGTCACTGGCTGGGAAAGCGAACACAACCGGCTGACCGCCGACCTCGACGCTGCGAGAAACGCTGTGAAGTCGGCGCAGGAATTCGCCAAGACTGCCAAGGCGGAACTTCGCGAGGCCAAAAAAGCCGTCACGGCTGCCAAGAAGCCCGGCGGCGGCCAGCCCAAGGTCGAGCGCGAGGAGCGCGACGGCATCAAGCGTCCCGGCCCCGGCACCATTTCGGAAACTCTGTGGTCGATCTTTGACGCCAAGGACGCCGAGCTCGGACACGCACCGGCACTCGGTGACGTGCTCGACGAAGCAACTGCCCAGGATATCAAGGAGGCTTCGGTCAAGGCCGGCTACGCTCACTGGCGCAAGTTCCACGGCATTACCGGTCGCGTCGAGTCGCAGGAGCAGCTCGCCAAGCGGCAGGCCAAGGCCGAAGCCGAGGCTGCTTAAGGCGGAGCCCGCGCCGGCCCCAGCAGGCTAACAAGAATACAGTTCCCCATCCTCCTCCCGGGGATCTGTGTACCACCCGTCGCCCCATCCTCCTCCCGGGGCGGCGGGACTAATCTGCAAACATCTTTAGCTGAGGACACCAGCATGCAAACTAACCACGAAGGCCCCTTTGATGGGGTCCGCATGAACAAGCAACCCATCGAGAAGGCGACCCGCAGCAACGGCGTGCATCTGGACACGATCGGGGTTTTCTACACCGTCCAGGGCGAAGGTCCTTTCAGCGGAATGCCGGCAATCTTTATCCGACTCGCCGGCTGTAACCTTCAGTGTCCTTTTTGTGACACCGACTACACGGCGGGTCGCGAGGCCCGCGCCGTGGACGGTTTGGTCGATCAAGTTGTGCAGCTCGCCAGACCCGGCGTCGTTAAGCTGGTGGTCATTACCGGCGGGGAGCCTTTCCGGCAGCAAATCGGAAACCTGATCGCCAAGCTGATCGACGCGGGGTTTGCGGTGCAGGTCGAAAGCAACGGAACGCTTCCGCCAAACGACCTGACGGTATGGGGTCTTGAATGGAAGGTCCAGCCGTCGATGCCCCTTCACGGGGCCTATATCGTCTGCAGCCCAAAGACGGGCAAGGTGCATGAGAAGGTTGTCAGCCGGGCATGTTGCTTCAAGTATGTGCTAGATGCCGACCACATCGACGAGGACGACGGGCTCCCGACCACCGCCCTTGGGCATACCGCGAACCCCCGCGTGGCCCGGCCTCCGTCGTGGTGGGACCGCCCGGTATACGTGCAGCCTGCCGACCATGCGGACAGCATGGAGAATCGTCGTAATGTTAAAGTGGCTGTTGCCTCGGCCATGAATCACGGCTACACGCTGCAGCTACAGCTTCACAAGCATGTTGGATTGGAGTAACCAATGCCTTACACGTCAAGCAAGATTTACGGTCACGAAATCGGTCTGAGCGCCTGTTTTCGCCAACACCGGGCGGACAGTCATTGCCGACTTCTGCACGGCTACGCTCTATCGGTGCACCTTGAATTCGAAGCGCACGAGCTGGACGAGCGTAACTGGGTTGTTGACTTTGGGTCCTTGAAAAGCTTCAAGCAGACCCTGCAGAACACGTTCGACCACAAACTACTTGTTGCTGAGGACGACCCATTTATCGACGAGCTGACGTACCTCGCTCAGCTGGGGCTTGCGGATGTTGTTTTGGTGGAGGCCACCGGTTGCGAAGCTTTTGCGAAGCTCATCTGCGAGGTCGCCGAGATCTGGCTTCTCGACAACGGTTACAAACCCCGCGTTTCGATGAAGTCGGTAACTGTGCGGGAGCACGGCGCAAACTCTGCCACCTATAGAAAGGGCTGGACATGAAAAGGCTCGGATTCCAGGCCCGTGAAAGACGGTTTACCACGGCGGCTTCCAGCCTTCTGTACGGAGCCGAGGGTGATCAAGCGACGAGGCCCGGTCTTGTCGAGACGCCCGAGCGCGTGGCGAAGGCTTGGGCGTTCTGGACCAGCGGGTACGACAAGGACCCGGCGGACATCCTCAAGGTGTTCGAGGACGGGGCCGACGGCTACGACGAGATGATAGCTGTCTGCAACCTGCCGATGTTTAGTAAATGCGAACACCACATGGCTGACATCTTTGGCACTGCAACGGTAGCCTACATCCCCGACGGAAAGATTGTGGGTCTTTCCAAACTCGCGCGGCTGGTTGAGTGCTTCTCAAGGAGGCTACAGGTCCAAGAGCGGCTGACGGTCCAGATTGCTGACGCCCTGGATAATAACCTGAACCCCCTCGGGGTCGGAGTAACCATCCGCGCCCGGCATATGTGCATGGAATCTCGCGGCATCTGCCAGCAGGGCCACTACACGGTGACCACGGCACTCAGGGGGGCTTTCAAAAACAACCCCGAAACACGCGCTGAATTTATGGCTCTTGCGCGCAACAGCACAGCCCCTTAATGTTTGGCAGCGCTAGCCCGCTAAAAACCGGCCCAACAGTAGCTTTAGCGCTTGCGGAGTAGTACGGGTACCCCCGCAACAGCAACGCACCACAGCAGGCGGAAAAGGGCCTGTTTGTGGTGCAACAAAAGGAGTAGCAGCATGACTGAAGTAATACTGAACAGCGGTGGTATGGACTCATTTTTTGTGGCCAGCATGAAGCCTGGAGTGCAACACGTGTTTGTGGACATCGGGCAGAAGTATGCAGCCAAAGAACGCGTAGCGGCTTCTCACATCGCCGCGTTTTTTGGTAGCCCTCTTGTCCATGTGAGGGGAGCTGAGATAGGCTCATTTGAAGACGCCGCAAGCGGGATAATACCTCTTCGAAATGCAGAGCTTATTCTGTGCGCTGGCCAGTTTGGCAACATCATCAACCTTGGGATACTCAGTAACGAGGTGAACAGCGACAAGTCGCCCGGATTCTTGCGTGCCATGGAGCTGGTCATGAACATCAGTTGCCGGGCGCAGTATTGGACCGAGGGCACGACGTTCAGCATCAAAACGCCGCTTGGAACCAAGTCAAAAGCGCAGCTTGTGAAAGAATGGGCAGTCAGCTGCGATACGGCGGGCTGGGAAGCGTTGCTTCAAACTGTAAGTTGTTACAGCGCCAGCGATAATCACTGTGGAAGGTGTCCGAGCTGCTTCAAGCGATGGGTTGCGCTGCGCGTAGCTGTAGGAGATGACTGGAGCCTTCACTTCCAAGAGGATCCTAAGCAGTGGTACCCGCTTGAGCACTGGCA